GTGGGTACCGTCAGTAGTCCAGGTATATTCAATACCTGTAGCATCTTCAACCCAGTGATCACCTAATACTGGGCTAGATGGGGGAGTAGATGCAAATGTAAATTGTCCTGGTCCTGTTGAACCTGTAGAACCTGTAGAACCGGTTGCTCCTGTCGCACCATTAGTACCGTTAAGTCCAGTTGCACCAGTAGGTCCAGTAAATCCGGTAGGTCCTTGAATATTTCCGCTTGCAGACCAACCTGTACCGCTCCATACATAAAGAACACCACCAATGATGTAAGCATCACCGAGATTTCCTGTTGGATGAGCAGACTGAAGTGCAGCCAATGAAGAGTAAGTTCCAATTACGTTGATTCCTGTACCCGTAGCACCAGTTGCACCCGTAGAACCTGTAGAACCAGTTGGACCTTGTGGACCAGTAGAACCAGTTGAACCTGTTGCTCCAGTAGAGCCGGTAGAACCTTGAATACCTTGAATTCCTTGTGGTCCTGTTGAACCCGTAGAACCGGTAACACCGATAGAACCTGTAGGTCCAGTAGGTCCTTGAACTGTTGAAGCTGCGCCTGTAGCTCCTGTAGGTCCCGTAGGTCCGGTCAAACCAATAGGTCCAGTAGGACCAACAATAGCGCCTACGTCATCCCAAGTAGCGCCTTCCCACACCCAAAGATCTTTCCCAATGATGTATGCATCATTAATATGCTGGCCTGTAATAGCTTGAAGTGCTGAGGTATTTGCAAGAGTTCCTTGGTATTTTATTGAAATACCTTGTGGACCAGTTGGTCCTTGAGGTCCAGTTGGACCAGCAACTGTAGACTGCGCTCCTGTAGGTCCTGTCGAACCAGTAGGGCCAGTAACCCCATAACCTTGCGCACCAGTTGCACCTGTAGGTCCAGTTACACCTTGAATACCTTGTACGCCTTGAGGTCCTGTTGAACCTGTTGAACCCCATGGTCCTTGAATACCCTGCACACCTTGTGGTCCAGTATCACCCTTAACTCCTGTGGCACCAGTGTTACCGGTAGCACCAGTAGATCCGGTTGCCCCGGAAGGTCCTGTAGATCCCTGGATACCTTGTGACCCTGTTGGTCCAGATGGGCCAGTTACGCCTTGCGCACCAGTGGCGCCTGTTGAACCAGTATAACCTTGAGGTCCTTGGGAACCAGTTGCTCCGATTGGTCCAATAGCTCCTGTTGGACCAGTCGAACCTGTTGCACCCGCAGCTCCGGTAGAACCAGTAGAACCTGTAGCACCTGTTGGGCCTTGCTGTCCTGTTGAACCAGTATAACCTTGAGAACCAGTTGGTCCAGGCACTGTGCTTGCAGCGCCAGTTGCACCAGTTGATCCAATATTTCCTTGAATACCTGTAGGTCCAGTATTACCAGCAGGGCCAATATTTCCTTGAGTACCTGTGGCTCCTGTTGATCCGGTTGAACCGGTAGGTCCAGTTGCGCCAGTTGCGCCTACACCTGTAGGACCAGTAGAACCAGTATGTCCTGTTGGGCCCGTAGAACCTTGAGGACCTTGAGGTCCGGTAGGGCCAGTAGACCCATTTGAATTATTTATTCCAAGGAGGTAGACCGAAGGATCGTTGCTTGCATCATCCGGCATTCCGATAAGATTTGGTGTATTAGCCATTAATATCCTTGGGGAGTAGTTACTTGGGCCTTAGTAAAGAATTTACCTGAAACATAGGTCTTGACTGTATGGTCCGTATTGTTTGTAAGTTGTAGATCCCAATATGCCGTATGAGGTAGGTTTGTTGTAACTGAACCCGCCAAGTATAGCGTTAGGGTATCTAGGATGCCTCCTGTAACAGAGGCAGACTTAGTAATGGTGAAGTTTCCAAGTAGAAGAGGACCAACTTGATCTGCTGGAATTTCTGGAAATAGTCGAACTTGTGCTGCAGGGGTGTAACCAGATAGGTCATGATCAAATTTAAATGTGGTGTAGAAGTCATCGCCAGAAGTAACAAACAAATCTTTAGGCTCTGCAGGACCTGGTGGGGTTGTATCTCCGTATGTAGGCATAGGAAGCGATACGCGAATAGGTATAGACCCATCGTCAATTTCTTGAGGGCGATATACAGGTACATATCGATTTGTTCGTCGGCTAATACGACGTAGAGTTTGAACCTCAATACGGTACATTCCGATACCCAACATCGAACAAAGCTCACGATACTGATCTTTACGGCTCTGCACCATCTCCATAAGCTGGCGGTAACGCTCAGAACGGGGAATGCTTACCCCGTCTGGGGAAATGATATCGATATCGAACGCAGCGTCTGTAGCTAATGTGTATAACGCCATAGACGTGGCTAGGGTTACAAGTGGATATTCCTCTACAAACGGCATACTGGCCAGTGTATTCAAGCTGCCATTGCTGTCTGTAGCTGTATGGGCATGCTCGTAAAAAGCTTGGCTAATGTAATACTGGATTTCAGTGTCAGTGAAGTACTTATAAGCAACTCCGGAAACACTGATGACAGAGTTGTTAGATGGGATTACAGATAGTTGAAATAAGCCATTAACTTCTTCTACAGAAGTTGTGGATGATAGTTCTGTACCGTTTACGGTAACCCGTAGGCTTCTACCATTTACTGGGGCATAAGGGAGTTGGAATCTTTGTGTTACCCCATCACCAGTAAATGTTTCGGTAAATGACTTACCTAGGTCACCGATCTCAGCTCTAAGTCTGTTTGAAAGAACTTGAATCGTTGCCACTTATCCTCCAACTATGCTCATTGCATATCATCCTGTAATACAGGGCAATATTCAGCCTAAAATAAAAAGGGCCCACTCCGACAAGAGGGCAGTCGTCGGAGTGAGCGATCTAGAGTGCGTACTAGGCGCGGTCGTAGATATAACCTTTTTCGCGCAAATGCGCGGCTACGTGCTTCGCGACCTTGTACTTTTGTCCGGCTTTGAAACTAAAGTGGTTTCCTACGCCGATTGTCACAAAATCTAGGTCTTCTGCAACACGAATAACCTCAGCCTCGTCTGCTAGGTCTACACCTAGATCTTCGACTTCATCGATTACTGTTGCTTTGCCCTCAACTGTTAAGTCAAGAACTTCTGTCTCTAACTTTGCCTGTGCTTCCATAGAAGCCATTGACATTTCCTGGGCGCGGTTCTGGAGTTCTTCGGCGTTTGCCTTGATCATCTCTTCACGCTGGCGACCAGTTACATCTGTTACTTTTGCTTTTGCCACGATTATTATTCTCCTTGGATTGTTTGTGTTGGGAGGCTGGATTTTAAGGCCCAGCCTCCCCTTACTAAATTAGTTGGTTTCTGCGATCAATACAGACTGGTCAGTGATAAGACCAAGACCGTAGATAGCGTACCAAGCAAGTGCGTGCTCACGACCGAAGTCAAGAATACCGCCATCGCGGAGTTCGACTGGGAGTGAGATAGCGTGACCGAATGCGTTATCTCCAATGAAGATAGCTGAATAGCGGTCGTTAGCTCCGTTACCTGTCTTGGTTGTTGGAGATGTGTATCCTCCACCAGTTGGGTAAGTAATTGAGCCAGCTGCAACAGCAGAATCTGCTGAGTAACCTGAACCAGCACCACCAGGAACCTTCTGGACCTGTGTGGTTTCGATGAATACGCAGTCGTAAAGGCGACCGATTTCACCGAGCATGAAGTTACCTGGAGCAGCGTACTTTGTTACTTCAATGAACTCAGCGTTGTCACGAAGACGACGTGATTGGTGAGGGTGAACAAAAGCGACATAAGTCTCGCCCAACCGAGGGATGTTCTTGGTTGCTAGTGTCTCGACTGCATCCTTAACAGTTGCAGTTGTGAGGTATGAAGCACCTGTAAGAGACGCGCGAGATGTTGCTGCTGTTCCATTGTCGTACCATGAGTTAACTCCTGAAACACCTGTACGGTCATAACCGTAGATGACTGAAGAAGCAGCCATGAGTGTGTCGCGAGCCTGTGCGTCAAGGTAGAGGGCCATGTTACGGCCAAGAAGACGTGAAGCTGATGCCATAACGTCATCGAATGATGCGTTAAGTAGGAGTTCTGACACAGCGATAGCATAACCATGCTCTGCAACTGTGATTGAGAACTGCTGGGCTGTCAATGCGTTTGTTGACATACGAACACCTTCAACAAGCGCTGATGCGAAGCCGAGGTTGTTGTAACGCATGAAGTTGATCTGGAGACCAGGTGCAACGCCAAGTTCTGTCTTCTTTACAGCGAACTGCTCGAAGCGAAGGATAGGCATTGACTGGAATAGAATTTCTTTAGACCAGATGGTCTGAATTGCT